ATAGTTTTATCAGCATAATGGTTAAGTTCATCAAGTGCCGCGTTTACAATTTTTACGTTAGTGCCTTCTTTCTGTGTATTTGCCAGAATTGTCTGTACAGCATTCATCTGCGTTTCATATTCAGCAAAGCCATCTTTTACTGGATCAATTGTTATTGCAGAAACGAGTTTTCTTCCAGCAGCCATAGCGGTATTAGTAATATTCATTAAAGCAGTCATTCCAACAACTTCCAATGCTGAAAATTTAGCTCTAACTGTTTCAATACCACTGGTCATTCCATCGAATCGTACTTTCTTTGTCGCTTCACCTATATTTTCAAGCCCTTTAGAGGCACCAGATAAGTTCAAACTTCTTTTAAGTTTATCAAGAGTAGACATGCTGGTCTGTACATTCTTCTCAAAGTTCGCATTGTCAAACCGCATCTCAACGACACGTTCATCAACTGTCTTACTCATATCTTAGTAACCTCCTCCCAAGCTTCTTTAGCCAACTGGTCAAAAATAGGCTGGATAGCAGGATTGATATAATCTCGTCCTTCTACCCAGCCACCAGTGCCAGTTCCATGACCATATTGCAGAATAATAGCAATAGGTACACCTTTATTTACATTTGAATTGAAAAATTCTAAGCTTACGCCTCCATTTTGACGTTTAATCTCGTAATACCATGAGGCTGCAGTTTTACCAGTATCTATAGGAGTTGCAGACGAAAGGGCTGATACTCCAGCTCGTCCATATTTGTCGAGCACTCCTATTTTGGCAGTTTCTTTTACTCGCTCAAAATATCGGTTAAGCTTAGAAAAGTCCCCCTTCTGTCTAAAACTTATCATGCTTACTCCTAATTGATTCTGATTTTCTGTCCTGGGTAAATGAGATTTGGATTCGATATTCCATTCTTTTGTGCCAGTTTCATACAAGAAGTACCATATCTGGAAGCAATACCTGATAAGGTGTCTCCAGATTTAACTGTATAATATTCGGCTGATGATCCATTGATTATAGACTGTACGGTACTATAACGATTTCCGAGAACAATTTTTCGAGTATCTCCGTTTCCATATTTTCCAGCTTTGACTTCAGATACCAATGTCTGATCGCTGGATGTAAAAATATGATCAATGAAATTCTGTACTTCAATATATCGATTTCCGAGAGCAACTCTTCGCTTGTCCCCATCACCATATCTACCCTGCATTACACCAACAGCGAGGTCTAATGTAGATCCTGATGGTGAGTTAATAAATACTGTAGAAGAACCCGAAACACTATTACCTTTACCAGCGTATTTGTTCCAATCTTCTTTTGTTCCATAAAACTTATCAAGATCCAGATTGCCATTCCATCCTGGTAATTGTCCGCAAGAACTGTACTGACGAATTGCACAGGTGTATTTTCCTTCGTTCCAAGGGGTATTTTGATATCCAGTCTGATTCATATCAGCGTACTGAGCGATCCATAATCCAAAGTTTCCAATATTAGAAAATTTATAAGCAACAGACTGCGAACAATATAGCATCGGACGAATACCGGTTTTGCTGTAGACATATTCAAGCCAAGCTTTGCACCATGAAGCATCCGCAGAACCGAATGATGGATTGTTCTGTCCTTCCCAATCAAGAGCTAATATTGTTTCTCCAATACGAGAGCCTACTTTCTCTAAGAAATAATTAGCTTCTGCTTGTATGTTTCCGCCATTAGCGTAGTGATAAATTCCAAGACATTTGCCAGCTTGCTTAGCCTGTGCATAAGCCCGTTCGTAATCCGGGTTGGTATATCCGGTTCCTTCTGTCGCCTTGATAATAACAAAATCGCAAGGTACCTTTGTCAGATCAATGCCTGACTGATAGCTTGCGATATCTATTCCATTTAAACTCATAGGAAATCCTCCTTATCCTTTGCTGTTGTATTTCTTTCTTCTTGCAGCATTAAGAGCTTTTCTCTGACTTATCATTTCATTACGATTCATTTTCTTTGGCGGAGACTGGTAACTTTCGCATACTCTAAGCAAAGTAAGAAGTTTGTTAAGATGCCATTTTTCGCACTCTAATGGAATGCCAGCCATAAGCATTCGCGCATATATAACTTCTGCGGTTATTATTTTTCGATTTTTCTTTTGGTTATGGTCATCAGAAAAAGTAGTTGCTGTCATCGGATCATTTATATAATCATTAATAAGCTGAAAATTCTCCGTGGTTAAACATTTATACACCAATGGATCAACATTCTGTGTAATAGTCATACATTTAACATAATGTACTGTTTCATCAACGGATTTATCTGTAGTATTTATAAACGATTTATGCCATTTACTTTCCCATTTATAGATAGACATAAGTGAATGCTCCAATTTCAGTTTATGCTCACGCACAGTAATAAAAGTGTTGCTTTCACTCATGTAAAGTTCTCTTTCTGGTACTACTATAGTTAGCATATGGAGCCTCCTTAAAAATTAGGCAATAGCCGGAGTCGGTGCTGCTGACGTATCGATATCTTCTGGTACGATACCGTTAACAAATGCTGCAGCTGCTTCTGAATCTGTAGCTAATTCCATGAAAAGCTTAGAATATGCTTCTGTCTGAGCGAACTTATTGCACAGTTTATGTCCGTCTTCATCTATTTTGATAAAGGCTTTTCCGTCATCACTCTTTTCTCCATAAGCTTTCAGGATAAGATCCTTGAATACCTTAACGATTGCTGGTATATCCTGTGTTGACATAATTTTCTGAATCATAGCCTGCAGACCGCCTGTTGTGCTTAATTCCATTTCCATAAGTTCAGCTTTAGAAAAATGAAAATAAAAGTCTTCTTTTCTTGTTACATCGTTAAAATCTGTATATTCAATTGTTTTTTTTAACATAATTGTTTCTCCTTTCATAAAAAAAAAGAGACCTCACCTTTGACAATGAGATCTCTTACGATAATATTGATCCTTATTTATTCAGTAGCTTTCATAAGCTCAGCGATTTCATCTGGAAGTGGAAGTCTTGGTCCATTTCCAGTTTCATCTCCGTAAAGGATCTTTTCAAGGGCTTCAAGCTTAGCTTTGTCTACTTTTGTAGAATTGATTTCCAAAGATGCAGTAGGCTTAGCACCGACAACTTTAACTGGTGTTGTACTAACTTCCCAGGAAAATGAACCTGCTTCAGGGCTGTCGTTCACTGTATCGTGACTCTTTTCTGACGGTGCTGCAAGTGCTCCATAAATCATATGAAGCTTGTATCCATGGTCATCCCCATCTGTATCGTTACCAAGAATTGTCTTATAGCAAAGACCGAACGTACTGCGTTTCTGCTGCCCGATGGTAACTCCTGGTGCAATTTCTTTGGTACCGTCGCATTCTTCAAATTCATCTGGATACATGAAAGCTTCGATAGTTGCTGAATATTCTTCAACAGACATCAGATTCAGATACTTGATGTTATCTGCATAAATTGGGCTTGCTTCTGCACCACTCGGAGATTCTGTAATGTTAGAAATACCGTTCCAAGCTACTCCTTTTGGATATGTTCCACCAGTTCCCTGAACGTATAATGCACACTGGCTGACACCAGTTTCGTATTCGCGTTCGCCGGTTTTGTCCCATTCAAGTTTAGGCATAATAGTTGTCCTCCTTTAAAAATATAATGTTAATGAATCGTGATAAAGGTTGTCAGAGATGTAACGACGATCATAAGAACAATACGGAAGCTCCAATAATTTTTGAATTACAGGATTGTCCGGTCTGTTAGAAATAACTGTAAGGTCGTATCTTGTTAGTAAACGATATGTCTTATTATTGGCGTACACTCGTGTAAGTTTCCCTTTTACATATGTAATAGCCGGATAAGTCATCTTTACATTAGGTGATGGCTGATAATATACATACCTGGAACCTAACAGCTCTTCTAATTTACTCTGTAGATTCAGCCGTGTTCCCATTCCACACACCTCCAACCGTTAATATAAGTCTCGGAAATTGAGGTTCAACCTC